GATAAAACATTAGTTATCTATGGTGAACAAGGTTTAGGTGATGAGATATTTTATGGCTCATGTATTCCTGACGCTATAAAAGCTAGTAAGAAAGTTTACATAGACTGTGACCCTAAACTAGAAACATTATTTAGACGTAGCTTTCCTGAAGCAGAAGTACATGGTACTCGTAAAGAAGCTCATCCTGAATGGATAGCTGATAAAGAATTTGATTACAGATGTGGTGTAGGTGGATTACCAGAGTTTTTTAGACACAACAATAAAGACTTTCCTAGCACACCTTATCTAAAAGCTGACCCTGAAAAACGTATTATGTGGAGAGCTTTATTTGACTCTTATAAAAAGAAAGTCATAGGCATCACTACAAAAGGTGGCATTAAACTCACTAATGCTAAAGGTCGTAAGCTCACAGAAGATGATTTACAGCCACTATTAAGACGCAAAGATATACAATTAGTAAGCCTAGATTATAGCGTAGAACGCAAAATTGATGGCGTAAAGTACTTTGAATTTGCAACAGACGCAAAAGATTATGATGACACAGCAGCTATGATTGCTGAACTAGATATGGTTCTAGGTGTCAATACTACAGCTCAACATTGTGCTAGTGCTATGGGTGTTAAAACATGGTGTCTAGTACCTAAATATCACCAATGGCGTTATGCTCAACCTAGTATGCCTTGGTATCGTTCTATGCGATTAATTTACCAAGATGACAGATCATGGCGTGAAGTCATAGAAAGTGTCGCTACCCAAATATAATGGGCTTAGGTGATTGGATCATGGCTTCAGCAGAAGTCAAAGAAGCAAACGAAAAGACCAAAAAGAAAGTCAAGATTGGTAATGGTGTAAGTATGTTTTACGATCACCAAGTATTTGCTAACAATCCTCGCATGGCATCTAATTCAGATACAGATGTGGTATGGGTAAAGAATTATCCTAATCACAGACCTTATCTAAATGGCTCTAAAGAAGGACATCTAGTCTTTAATGATAACTATAAGCCTAAACCTGGTGAAATATACTTATCTAAAGACGAAAAGATGTGGGCAGATAAGAAAGTAAAAGAACCTTTTATACTTATAGAGCCTAATGTAAAACGCACTTATATTCATACTGTAAATAAATCATGGGATAAGTGGGATGAATTAGTAAAGTATGACTTACCTTGGAAACAAGTAGGTGATTGTACTGCTAAAAGATATACAGATTGGATAGAAACAAAAACATTCAGGGAAGCATTAGCTATACTAAACAAAGCTAGTGTTTTTGTAGGGACAGATGGTGGTTTACATCATGCAGCAGCAGCTTTAGGCATACCATCTGTTGTTATTTGGACAGGATTTAGTTCACCGAGGCACTTAGGATATGATACCCATAGAAATATACATGACGGTTCAGAGCCATGTGGGACTTTTAATAGCGTATGTAAACATTGCCTTCTAAAAGCGAAAGCAATCACCGTAGAACAGGTTTTAGATGCAGTTAATACTGAGTGGCATAGAACGCAGAGATAACGTCTTAAAACGCTTACAAACGCATTGTAAGGGTACTTTAACAAAAGAATGGGATGGTAAGTCTATTCCTGTAGTTGTTGGCAATTTACATGGCGCTGATAACATACAAATGGAGTGTAGAAAACAAAATATACCCTACATTCTTATAGATCATGGTTATTTTAACAGAAATACAGACTTAAATTGGGCTAGATTCTGCGTAAATAACTATCATTGCACAGATTGGCGTACTTCAGATAGAGAAATACCAGAAACTAAAGAATATCGGTCAGGTGAACATGTAATTATACTACCACCTGCTGACAAAATAGCATATATCTATCAAGCAAACGATTGGTTAGATAAAACTGTAGAAGAAATACGCAAATATACAGAACGCAAGATCATAGTTAAGCGTAAAGGTGAAGGTGACTTTAACCAAGCTGTAAAAAATGCTCATGTTGTTGTAAGTTTTGGTAGCGTAGCAGATGTACAAGCAAGTATTTATGGTATTCCGGTGATTGTTTCAGAATATAGTCCAGCGATACCTATTTCAAACAAAATTCAAGATATAGAAAACTTAAAACACCCAGATAGAACTGAATGGTTACGTTCATTAGCAAGTGCTGAATGGCATAGAGACGAAATGGACAAATGCTGGGAAAGATTAAAAGGACAATTAGATGGCATTAACTAACTACACCACGTTTACAGCGACAGTAGAAAGCTACTTAGCTCGTAATGACTTGACAAGTGTTATTCCTGACTTCGTTCAGTTAGCACAGTTAAGATTAAGTCGTGATTTAAGAACAGAAAGAATGTTAAAGGTTGCTACTACTAGCCCAAGTGATAACAAAGTAGCGTTCCCATCTGATTTCTTAGAGTTAAGAGAGATGCACTTACAAGGCAACCCTCCAATTCTATTAGAGTTCCAAACACCTGATCTATTTTTCCGTAATGGTCAAACAACATTATCAGGTCGTTCACACTACTTTACAATGTTAGGCACAGAGTTCCAATTTGCACCTAGCCAAGATACATCATATACAGTTCAAATTTTATACTATGCTCAACCTACATTTATTTCTAGCACAACAGCTAGTAACTTGTATTTAGCATACTACCCAGACGCTTTACTTTACGCAACTCTAGCAGAAGCAGAACCATATTTATACAACGATCCTAGAATTGCTACTTGGTCTGCTCTTTATGATCGTGCTATTGCTAATATTAAGAAGAGTGATTTAGGTCAAACATACGCATATACAACATTGAGTGTAACCCCACGATAGTTAATGAGTAAAGAAGCAAAAAAGAAATACGCTTTAAATAATCCTGAAAAGGTTAAGAAAGCTATTAAGAAATGGAATGATGCTCATAAAGATAGATTAAATGAGGCAGCAAAAAGATACTATCATAAAAATAAAAACGATCCTGAGTTTAAAGAACTTAATAGACTCAAGATGAAAGCATGGGCATTAAAATACCCAGAAAAAGTATTAGAACAATCTGCTAGAAAAAGGGCAACAAAGTTATTAAGGATGCCTAAATGGTCTGATAGATTAGAAATTAAAAGGATATATGAAGTAGCACAACGTAAAAGCAATATTGAAGGAAGAAAGTATCATGTAGATCATATCATTCCTTTAAGAGGTAAATTAGTATCAGGACTTCATATACCATCTAATTTACAAGTAATATTAGAATCAGAAAACCTAGCAAAAAGTAATCAATTTATACAGGAGTAATAATCATGGCAGAAATGAGTAACTTTTTAGAGAATGCACTTATTAATGCAACTCTAAGAAACACAACATATACATCAGTTGCAACAGTTTACGTATCACTATGGACTTCAGACCCTACAGATGCAGGTAGTGGTACAGAAGTATCAGGTGGTTCTTATGCTAGAACATCTGTAACATTTGCAGCACCTTCTAACGGTGTCACAACTAACAATGCTGACGTAACATTCCCAACAGCAACAGCTTCATGGGGAACTGTAGGTTGGATTGGTATTAATGATGCTTTATCATCAGGCAATCTTTTATACCATACAGCATTAGATACAGCAAAAGCAATTGACTCTGGCGATATTTTTAAGATTGCAACAGGCAATTTAAGCGTTACATTAGCGTAAGGATAAATCATGGCTCTAGTCGTAAAAGATAGGGTAAGAGAAACCACTACCACTACAGGCACAGGTACTGTTACATTAGGTGGTGCTGCGACAGGCTTTCAGTCATTCTCTGTAATTGGTAATGGCAATACTACTTTCTACACTATTCAATTAGCTAACACAAATGAATGGGAAGTAGGTATTGGTACATACACATCTTCAGGAACGACTTTATCTAGGGATACTATACTAGAGTCTAGCAATAGTGGAAGTGCAGTAAACTTTAGTGCAGGTACAAAAGATGTATTTGTAACTTATCCTGCTGAAAAAGCAATTTATGAAGGTAATTTACCTACAAAATTAGTAGTCACAAAAAGAGATACCACAACTGCCGACATTGCTTTAGCTAATGGTTATTTACCTGTATTAAACAGAGGTGGTTCAACAATTAACGTAGGAATCAGTTAAGGACAATTATGGCAACACGATATTCATTAGTGCTAAATGGCACAACAATACAAGAATTACAGTCAGGTGATACTGTTATTGGCTTAACTTCTAGTACAGCACTCCAAAAAGGTGATGGTTCTACTGGTCTTACTGCAGCTACTGCTGGCACAGATTATTTAGCACCTCCTTCAGGTACAGCTATTCTAAAAGCTAATTCTGGTGGTGCTTTAGCTAATGCTTCTGCTGGAACAGACTATGTAGCACCAGGCACAGCAACTACATTTACAGCATCA